TTCCATCAAGATTCCAATGTTACCGGTCCTGTATATAGAATCTGATCTTCCTCAAGGTGAGCGGTGCAAACCTCAAGGACGTTCATGAATTCTTCTGCACTGTCACATTCTACCACACGTTCATCGTTTTCGTTACTGGTGATGAAGAAAGACCTGCTACAGATGTCAATGACGACACTTTCAACGTAGGTTTCGGCGTTCATGGATTGCTCCGTTGCTGACCCCCGTATTATAAGGCATCAGCACCGGGGTGTCAAGGATTTTCTAGTGCAACGATACGTGCTTCAAGTTCTTTGATTGCTTCAATTAAAACTGGGACCAACCTTTCGTACCGAACAGCTTTAGTGCCATTGTCTCTCGTGGTGGTTATGCCTGGAAGTCCAAGTGATTCTACATCCTGTGCAATTACACCTGTGTCTGAATCTCCCAGAGTGTTAAAGTTTTTTGTATTATATTTACTGCGCTCAATTGTTCTTGCGGTCCAATTATATGTGTATCCGGTCATCAATCCAACTTTAGTAAGAGCATTCGGAATGACTACTAAATTTTCTTTTAAATCTCTATCTGAATCTGAAAAAAATAAGTCTTGATTGTTCATGGTTATCTACCAAAATACTTTCTTGTATGCTGCCAGATTTCAGCAGCATCAGCTTCCGTCAACATTTTCTTCCAACTAGCTACCCATGCAATATAACCAGCCATACCGTTAAGATCCTCCTTTGACCATGACCTACCTATTAAGAAATTTGTATTAGCAGTGTTTTTACCACTATTGTAATGGTTATATCCATCTAATTCACCATCAACATATGTCATACAACCCTCACTATCAGCACACATTATAACCAACTGCCATTTGCCAAGTAATAATCTATGTTGTGTATCATTAGAATCACCCATTCTCTTGTCAAAACTATGACCAAGGAATTCCCACTGACCACCACGTACACCATTCATACCAGCACTAGCCTGAGTCAAACCACCACCATTTGTCCAATTAGGAGTTCCATCTTGCCCTCCCCAATGATAATCTCCACCAGTGTTTTGATTATTATAAATCCACCACATATTTGAGATTGCGTTAGAACCTCCATTAAAATATGTGCTGGAACCTGAGAACCACAACCATTTTGTTGGATTAGCTCCACTGTATACCTGACAGCATCTTACACCACTGACAGTTGTTATAGTTGCATTTTGATTTGCACTTGGATTATTACTTTGATCGTTTGTCCAACGTCCTGTATGATTAGTATCCCTTAAATTTACAGCACTACTACCTGTTGGTTGACTCGTGGTATCAAATCCTTTCCATTCAAAAGTGCAGTTTTCAGTCACACCAGATGGTAAATTTTGTCCAGAATAATTAATACCCATATCAAACTTCCTCCATTTTTATTCTGAATTTCTTTCCATTACGATTATTTATCATAAAGATGTCATCTTCACCTTCCTGCAAAGTCCAATCACCCCAAGTTCCATCTACATTGTTTCCCCCTTTATCTTTATTTGATAATTGTAAGTCCATAGTATAGATTTCACGCCAACGGTAAGTACTGCTTCCGATATCATAAGTGTTGGTAGAGTCAGGGATGAAATGACCGGCTGAGTTAATTATAGCCCTGTTTGTTCCATCGGGGTCTCTAAAAATAATTCCATTGCTTCCACCTTGTACATACAGGGTGTTGCTGTGATGCTGCAGCTTGGCTCCGTAGTCTCCGGTCCAGTTTCCATTGATAAGCCGTATATCACTATTAGCTGCAATTTCTACCGCACCCGCACCACCAGTGAAAGTGATGTCACCGGAAGCAGTGTCGGCAGTGTTACTACGAAGGAAAGCACTACTATCTAAGTTATCAAGAGTTCCTGCGTTTCCGCCGTCAGGACCTGTGGCACCTTGAACACCTTGAGGACCTGTAGGTCCTGTGCCACCAGAAGCCCCCTGACGACCTTGAGCACCTTGAGGACCAGTGCCACCTGTTGATCCAGTAGAACCCTGACGACCTTGAGCACCTTGAGGACCTGTTCCACCAGTAGGACCAGTAGGACCAGTTGAACCAGTGGAACCCTGACGACCTTGAGCACCTTGAGGTCCTGTTGAACCTGTAGAACCAGTAGAACCCTGACGACCTTGAGCACCCTGAACACCTTGAGGTCCAGTTGGACCAGTGGCACCCTGTACACCTTGAGGTCCAGTGCCACCTGTTGAACCACCAGCACCTGTAGCACCCTGACGACCTTGAGCACCTTGAACACCTTGATTACCCTGAGGTCCTGTTGGACCAGTGGAACCAGTATCACCTTTAGTACCAGTTCTAGCAAAGGTTACAATTATATCTTCACTATTACTGAAAGAAGTGGCACCGGAAACGTATGATACGTTTACTTTATGATAACCAGTCGCCTCTGTATTAGTACCACTAATTGTGAATAGGGCAAAGTCTGCTGCGTTAAGTCTGTTAGAAACTCTGACGTGCCCCTTGACAGTAGAGGTGCTGTCATCAATCGTTCTTAAGAATGCTTGAATATCATTACCACCATCATCTGTATCATCAATATACATTACTGTCGCTGAAGACAGCGTACCATTATTAAACTTTAAAAATCCTCCACCTGGATCACTATCGGTTGTATTAGTAGAGAAAGTATAATCAAATGTAGCGCCACCAAAGTTTCCGTCAGCACCTTGAACACCCTGTGCACCCTGTACACCTTGAGCACCTTGAACGCCTTGAGCACCCTGAACACCTTGAGGTCCTGTTGGTCCCGTGGCACCTTGAAAACCTTGAGGTCCAGTGCCACCTGTTGAACCACCAGCACCTGTAGCACCCTGGACACCTTGTGCTCCTTGAACACCTTGATTACCCTGAGGTCCTGTTGGACCAGTAGGACCAGTAGGACCAGTTGAACCAGTGGAACCTTGGACACCCTGATTACCTTGAGGACCAGTAGCACCTGTAGCACCCTGAACACCTTGGTTACCCTGAGGTCCAGTTGGACCAGCGGCACCCTGTACACCTTGATTGCCCTGAGGACCGGTAGAACCGGTAGCACCTTGAACACCTTGAGTACCTGGTGTTCCTTGTCTCACCCAAGCAGTTCCGTTCCACAACCATCTTGAACCAGCAGCAACAAAAGTGTCGTTAGTAGAAGGACTATTCGGGAAATTAATTGCCATTATCTACACTTTTTTGAGTATTTATGAAGGCTCCGTTGGCCAAACCGGGTTAGCAGGATCACTAGTGTTGGCAGGTAAGTCGCGAAGTGCCTGACGATATGTTCTCCATGCATCAGACATTGTTACGTCAGAATTTGCCATCCAGTCGGTTTCAGAAAGACGCTTATCACGTTCATCCCGAAGATTTGCAAAATGCCCTGCAGTGTTTAGCTCAGTAAGTTTGTTTTCTACAACTTCCCTAGAGGGTTTAGGGCAGCTATCTGGGAACTGCCAGACAAGAGAGTCATAGTCAACATCGTATTCCCACCATCCAGGTGGTGTAGATCCTTTAGGGTAAAGGGCTCGCAGTGCGTCACCCAGTCTGTGATTAGTTTCGTTCATCGGAGCCACATCGTACAACAATAACCATCATCATAATCTGTGCGGGTTGAATTTTGTCCTACATTGCTAGTGTTTGCATCGTAATGTCCCCAGTAGTTATCGTCCCACCCAACATAAGCAGACGAATCTGTATCCTGACCTGAATCAGTGTCTGTAGCGGATACAGACCATTTGTGGTCATTAACTGTGTGATATGGGTTCCACATGCTGTTCATGGGTTGTATAAATCCCTGAGAAACTACTCCGGACTGACTGGCATTGTAATCGGTATTGCGGTGCCACTGATAGCTGTTATTAGTCCACCTACCTCTACCGTCTCTTGCGCTTTGAAATCTTTGCCCACCTTTTGTATTGCTAGATCCGTTTATCCCGCGATTTTCAAGTGGTTGGTTGTTGTAAAAGTTGCGATCATCGGCCATTTGGTTTGACATGATTTGCCACCAAGTGTCACCAACGTCACTATACGAACCTGTCTTATAGATAAAATCAACGCCACGACTGCCGAGAATGTCTGAGGCGTTGTTATAACTCATGACGCGAATTTCAGTGGGCCTGTAGTCTCCCCAATCAGCAGAAAACCTACTCGCATCGCCAATGGCAACGTTAGCCATACCTCTTTCAGAGTTAACGCCTGACTTGAACGACAGAGCCAACTCGTCATTGTTAGCTTGACCGCTGTTAGTACCACCCTTCCATCTAGCAACAAGCACCCATCCAAAGTCGCCGCCCTGGGAGGATCCAGAACAGTTAAGAAAATAACCGTCTTGAACACCTCCGTTAGGCGTGTCAAATTTATAGACACCACTAGAAAATCCAGCTCGCTTTAGTTCTTGCGGACTTTGGTACGCACCAACAGTATCAGCGCCAGCTGAGTGCTTAATAGCCATTACTCAACCTCCTGCAACATAAACTTGTACTTTTTACCATTTCTCCTATTTATCAAGAACAAATCGTCCTCACCTTCTTGAATGGTGTAGCTGCCCCAGGTGCCGTCAACATCGTTAGCGCTGCCCTCATTGCTGAGGTTCATGTCGTTCGTGTAGATGTTTCGTACGCGGTTAGAGCTAGATCCAATGTCAATAGCATTATTAGTGGCTGGAACGTAATGACCGTTGATGTCCCAGCCCCACCTGCGGGTATTATTAGTAGAATAAATATCTAAATTATTTCTATAATAAATGCCAATTCTGTCAGTGTCAGTAAATTGATTTACCGTACCTTCAGTAATACCTAGGAAGCTGGCAGTAGTGGTGTCTCCAAAATGAAGCTCACCACCTTGAGTCATTCTAATTCTTTTTACTGCTGCAGTTTGGTTACTAGAGTTAGGAAAATAACCAACCTCAAAGGCAGTGCCAGTGCCCTTAATAACACCACCAACAGTTAAGTCGCCAGAAATGTCACCATCCCCATCGACGTCCAAGGTGTCGCATTGCAGCTCACCAGTGATGTCTACGCCGTCTGATTTGGTTTCAAACTTCTTGGTGTTGTCATGGAAAAGTTCTACAGAACCATCAGTTCTGAAAATTGCCATATTTTCGCCATCAGATTTTTCAATCTGAACGGCAGTGCCATTACTTGTCAACTTCAGATTGCCTGTTGACACATCACTCACAAACGAGTGACTGCCGTCGTGAAAAATTCGTAAGTCATTACCAGTTCCAAAACGAACCATTACGTTGTCGTTATAATCAACACCCGTTCCACCACCTGCTGCTGTTCCAGTGGCACCCTGAACACCTTGAGGTCCGGTAGAACCAGTAGCACCCTGGACACCTTGGTTACCTTGAGGACCAGTTGGTCCAGTAGGTCCTGTAGAACCTGTGGCACCCTGAACACCTTGATTTCCTTGAGGTCCAGTTGGTCCGGTAGGTCCTGTTGAACCTGTAGAACCTGTAGCACCTTGGACACCTTGAGCTCCCTGAACACCCTGTGCTCCAGTGTCACCTTTGTCACCAGTTCTAGCAAACGTTACAATGATATCTTCGCTATTACTAAATGATGTAGAACCAGAGATATAAGAAGAAGGAACTTTGAAATATCCCGTCGCTTCAGTTATTGATCCGGTGATAGTAAATAGTGCGAAATCGTCTGCATTGAGACGATTAGAAACCCTATAATGACCCTTAATTGAAGAGGTTGAGTCATCAATAGTTCTTAAATATGTTTGAATATCTGTACCATTATCATCCGTGTCATCAATATAGAGAGTCAATGCTCCCGAAAATGTTGACTCACTAAATCTTATAGTTCCAGTTCCTGGATCACTATCAGTCGTCGTAGTGCTGAATGTATAGTCAAAAGTAGCACCACCGAAGTTTCCATCGGCACCTTGTGGTCCTGTAGGACCTGTGCCACCTGTAGCACCACCAGAACCTGTGGCACCTTGCACACCTTGGGAACCCTGAACACCCTGAGCACCCTGAACGCCTTGGTTACCTTGAGGACCAGTAGGACCGGTGCCACCTGTTGATCCACCAGCACCTTGAACACCTTGAGGACCTGTTGATCCTGTAGCACCTTGAACGCCTTGATTACCTTGAGGACCAGTTGGTCCAGTAGCACCTTGGCGACCTTGATGACCTTGAGCCCCTTGTGCTCCCTGAACTCCTTGCGCCCCCTGCGCTCCAGCGTCACCACCTCTAGTCCAGGCAGTGCCATTAAAAGTAAATGTCAATCCATTCGCTGAATAAGTATCACCGTTACTAGGACTTGCAGGAAAATTTAGTGCCGCCATTATCTACACTTTTTGATTATTTAGGTCAAAATAGTGTTAAGAATCTCAGTCTGAATCTGGTATTACTTCATGTATCCAACCTGTGCAGATATATTTTGTTTCATTTTTTGGTGAGACACCACGATGCACATACATCCATGTTGCAGGAAAAATTACTAATTTTCCCGTTTCTGGTTGTATTTTAGTCCCGTCTAAAAACTCTGTGTATCCAGCATTTTTAATGTCATTTAGATACCAAATAAATGTAAGTAAACGTTCACCTATGTAGTCATGGTGCCAATCATAGAAATCTCCTGGTTGAGTTTTTTGTATTTGATATCCATGATCATCACCAGTCAATGTCTTAGATACATTTGACTTTTTAAAAATATCAGGAAGAAATTTATGATAATTATCTAATTCTGAATTTAAATTTTTATATAGTTCTTGATCAAATGAATACCAATCTTCATATGCACTTATATTTAAATCAATGGATCTTTTCATGTCAAAATTAATACCGCTCCCAACGACTCCATGACATTTTCTATCGTCTTGTTCAAATTTCTCTATCAGATTAGAGCAAAAAGATTTTGGTAAAGCATCTTTTTTAATGTAAATATATCTCGAAAGGTTCATTTCACAATTATTATACTCACTTGTTATTAATATTATATCATGTCTTCATGATGTAGCACAATGCATAGTATGGAGGTCTGTTTTCATGTGCACTGCCTGAACCAGCGTTAGAAGAATTACCACTCACATTATGACTGTGACTACCTCCACCACTTGAATTGCCACTTACATTATGACTGTGAGCTCCGGCAGATCCTGTATTATTGTAATTTCTATTTCCTGCACCAAAGGTCAAGCAACCAAACTGGGAAAATCTGGAATTAGTATTTTGATTATAAGTACGACTATGAGAGTGACTGCCAGTATTATTAGTGCCATAATTTCCACTTCCGTGAGAGTGGTTACCTACGTTGGCGGCAGAATAGTTTCCATCACCATGACTGTGAGATGCCAACTGTGCTGTTGTTAATGATACGTTAGCAGCACCACCAGTATTACCAACAGAGTATCCACTACCAGCACCAACAACAAATCTATCTCTTAAATCGGGTGTGCCACTTGAACCATTACATAATACCCAACCAGATGGAATAGCATTAGATGCTCCAGACCAGATAACAATAACTCCTGATGGAAGTGATGCATCAGAACCTGCAGGACCAGTAGGACCAGTAGAACCTGTGGAACCCTGACGACCTTGAGCACCTTGAGGACCTGTGCTACCTGTTGAACCACCAGGACCTGTAGCACCTTGGCGACCCTGAGCACCCTGAGGACCAGTTCCACCTGTTGGACCACCAGAACCTGTGGCACCCTGACGACCTTGAGCACCTTGAGGACCAGTACTACCTGTTGAACCACCAGCACCCTGACGACCCTGAGCACCTTGAGGACCAGTGCCACCTGTAGATCCAGTGGCACCCTGACGACCTTGAGCACCTTGAGGTCCTGTAGCACCAGTGTCACCCTTATCGCCAGTTCTGGCAAAAGTTATAATTACATCTTCATTGTTACTAAAGGAAGTAGAACCAGAGATATAAGAAGAAGGAACTTGGAAATAACCAGAAGATTCAGTTATAGATCCTGTGATTGTAAATAGAGCAAAATCATCGGCATTCAGACGATTAGAAACTCTATAATGACCCTTAATCGAGGAAGTTGAATCATCAATAGTTCTTAAATAAGTTTGAATATCTGTTCCGTTATCATCTGCATCATCAATATAAAGTGTTAACCCACCAGAGAAAGTTGATTCGCTGAACCTTAATTTTCCTTGACCTGGATCACTATTTGATGTACTTGAACTGAAGGTATAATCAAAAGTTGCTCCACCAAAGTTTCCATCAGCACCTTGAGGTCCTGTTGAACCTGTAGAACCGGCAGTTCCTTGAACACCTTGATGTCCTTGAGCACCTTGACGACCCTGAGCACCTTGAGGTCCGGTGGGACCAGTGGCACCCTGACGACCCTGAGCACCAGTGGATCCAGTGTCACCAGTAGTACCTTGAACGCCTTGATGTCCTTGAGAACCTCTGCCACCTGTTGAACCATCAGCGCCTGTAGCACCCTGGACACCTTGATGTCCTTGAGCTCCCTGAACACCTTGAGGACCTGTTGGACCGGTGGGACCAGTGGCACCATCAGCACCATCATCACCCTGAGCACCTTGTACACCCTGAGGACCTGTTGCACCACCAGAACCAGTGGCACCAGTATCACCTTGAACACCTTGATGTCCTTGATTACCCTGTGCACCTTGAACACCTTGGTGACCTTGAGCGCCCTGGACACCCTGTGATCCAGTTGAACCACCAGGACCACCAGCACCTGTGGGACCAATAGCACCCTGAACACCCTGAGCGCCTGTTGCTCCAGTATCTCCCTTTGTACCAGTTCTAGCAAAGGTGACGATTATATCTTCAGCATTACTAAATGATCTACTGCCAGTGACATAAGATACACTTACTTTAAAGTATCCATTTGCCTCAGTATTATTGCCAGTAATCGTAAATAGAGCAAAATCTGACGCATCAAGTCTATTGGAAATTCTTACATGTCCTTTGACAGTAGACGTGCTATCGTCAATGGTTCTTAAGAATGCTTGAATATCATCACCACCATCATCTGAGTCATCGATATACATCGATGTTGCTTGTTGTAAATTTGAATGATTAAATCTCAAATTACCCTGTCCAGGGTCACCATCTGCCGTTGAAGTACTGA